AGAATATCAATCTTTTTTTAATGGTATAGCTAAAATTCCTGAATTATAATACACTATTTATGCTTTAATGCACACTTAAATAGTTTTTTCAAATTAAAAAGGGTAACTTAAATGCTACCCTTTTTTTTGTTGAATGTCGGCAAATAGGATTCGGCTTCCTATACACAGTCTTTATTTATTGCTAACGTATTCAACCTTTTCTTTATGATTTTCATCATATATTGTTTCATCTATATTTGTTATCATAATTTTTCCATTTTTAGACAAAAAAACTTTATTTGCTTTCATTCTTGGTGCTCCATCGTAAATAATATAAACTTGTTTGTTTTGTGGTAATTTTTCTAATTGTTTTATTAAATTTATTAGTTTCATTTTAATTTATTTAAGTTAAATACAAATTTACTACCATCTTCAAATTTAAACAATCCAAAGTTTTTATCTTTCTTTATTAAAGTTCCTATTGATGTATTAGAAAACTTATATTTTGTTCCTATTTCCATAATTATTTTTTTTACAAATATAAATACTTTCACAATACAATAAACACCATTAACAAAACATTAACAAATTTATTTTTAAAATAAAACAATGATAATTCTAAAAGAGCAAGAAGCAGCACAAAATCTTTACGCCACTATTGATGGTTTAGAAGCCGATGCTATTGTTTTAAGAGATGAAGAAGCAAATACAGAAGAAACTATTGAGTGCGTATTTTCAATTGACAAATATTACGCAGTTACTAATTTGGTTTTCCCGATAAAACAAAATAAATTCTACACGCTTACTATTTTAAATGGTACTGATGTAGTTTATAAAGATAAAATCTTTTGCACAAATCAAATAATTGAAGAATTTAGTATAAACAATAATGTTTACACACAAAGAACTTCAGAAAACGAATTTATAATTTATGAATAACGTACACATTTTAAATTTAAGTGCTTACAATTCGCCTACAATTACAGAATCTAAAAACAAAGATTTCGTAGAGTACGGAGATGACAATAACTATTTTCAATATTTAATTGATAGATATTTGTACTCAAATACAAACCACGCTATTATTACAGGTATTGCCAATATGGTTTATGGTAAAGGAATTGATGCTACTGATTCAAACAGAAAGCCAAACGAATACGCTCAAATGATGTCTATTGTAAAAAAGGATTGTTTGCGTAAAGTAGCTTTGGAACGTAAGTTGTTGGGTATGGCTGCAATGCAAGTTATTTACTTAAACGGACAAGTTAAATCTGTTGAGCATTTTCCTATACACACATTACGTGCTGAAAAGTGCAACGATAAAGGCGAAATTGAAGCTTGGTTTTATCATCCTGATTGGTCAAAATATAAAAAAGGTGATGAATTAAAACGTATTCCTGCTTTTAAATTCGGTAACGGAAAAGAAGTTGAATTATATATTATTAAACCATACGTTTCGGGTTATCATTATTACACGCCAATTGATTATAGTGGTGCTTTGCCTTACGCAATGCTTGAGCAAGAGATTTCTGATTACTTGATTAACGATGTTATGAATGGTTTTAGCGGTACTAAAGTAATTAACTTTAATAACAATGTACCACAAGAAGAAAAACGTCAAGAAATTGCTAATGAGGTTAAACGCAAATTAACAGGTGCAAAAGGAGACAAGGTAATTGTATCTTTTAACGCAAGTGCAGAAAACAAAACAACTGTTGATGATATTCCTTTAAACGATGCACCGGCACATTACGAGTATTTGAGTACTGAATGTTTTGAAAAGTTAATCGTTGGTCATAGAGTTACTTCGCCAATGCTTTTAGGTATTCGTGAATCAGGTGGTGGTTTAGGAAACAATGCTGATGAAATTGAAACTGCAACACGTTTGTTTGATAATATTGTTATTAGACCATACCAATTAGAAATCATTGAAGCGTTAGATGAAATATTAGCGGTTAACGACATTGCTTTAAACCTATATTTTAAGACAATACAGCCACTTGATTTTATAGACGTAAATACTATGAACGCAACTACAAACGAAGAAGAAACAGGCGTTAAAATGGCTTCTGACAAGGTATGTTGTTCTACTTATTCAAACTTAGATTCTGAGGTTGCAAATGATTTAATTGATTTAGGAGAAACACCTAACGAAAATTGGTTATTAATTGACGAAAACGAAGTTGATTACGATAACGATGACGCTGAAAATGAATTATTAAATAAAGAACAAAAACAAAGTTTATTAAGCAAAGTTTACAATTTTGTAAGTACAGGTTCAGCAAGACCAAACGCTAAAAGTGAACAAGATGAAAACATTGATGGTATTCGTTTTATAACACGTTACGTTTACGCAGGTGATACAAACGATAAAAGTAGATTGTTTTGCAAAAAGATGACAGAAGCTAATAAAATTTATCGTAAAGAAGATATTATTAGAATGTCGGAACAAGCGGTTAATAAAGGTTTCGGAATTGAAGGTGCTAACAATTACAATATATGGCATTGGAAAGGCGGAAAATACTGCCATCATCGTTGGAATAAACAAGTTTATGCTTCATTTGAAGGAACTAATATTGATGTAAATAGTCCAAGAGCAAAACAAATTGCTTCAAAAAAAGCTGAAGATTTTGGATATGTAGTTAAAAATGACAAATTAGTTTCAACAAGACCAATAGACACACCGAATAGAGGTGCTTACGTTAAATAATAAATAGATATGGCATACGCATTACTAATTTCAACAGAGGATGTAAAGAAGTTCAGCATACTAAATGGAAATTTAGACGTGGACGATTTTATCCAATATATCAAAATAGCACAAGATATAACAATCCAAAACTATTTAGGAACTGATTTATATAACAAATTTCAAACGTTAATTATAAGTGGCGATATTAGTTTAAACGCTAATTTAAAGTATAAGAACTTGCTTACTGATTACATTAAACCAATGTTGATTCATTTTGCTATGGTTCAATACTTGCCTTTTGCTGCTTACACAATAGCTAACAAAGGAGTATTTAAACACACATCTGAAAACGCTACAAGTGTTGAAAAAAGTGAAATTGATTACTTGGTAGAAAAAGAGCGTGATATTGCACAACACTATACACAACGTTTTATTGATTATATGTGTTTTGTAAATTCAGATTTTCCTGAATATAATTCAAATTCAAACGGTGATATGTATCCGGATACAGATAATTTCTTTGGGTCGTGGGTGTTGTAATGAAAAAAAGAAAAAAGGTAGGCACATATAATAAGCCTAAAGAAGAAAACAAAAAGAAGTTAGAATTATTTTTAACAAAAAAAGAAAATGGCAAATAACATAGATTGGGGGCAAGGCGTAAACAACAACGATATTGGTTGGGGTCAAGGTGCTATAAACAACGATATTGGTTGGGGTTCTGTTTACTCTGTAAGTTGGTCGGGTGAAACTGAAATCTTAGGAAACGAAATTGAAGCGGTAATTGATTTTATTGCAAGAATAGCTACCGATAGTGGTACGTTTGAGGCTAAACAATGTTTAATTAATTTAATAGAAAATATATGAGTTTATTTGATAGTGCTTCTGTAGTTATTACGCCTTCGGGTTACAAAGAGGACAAACTTTACACGTTAAAACCTGATTTTGAAATAGGAGTATTGCCAAAAACGGCTTTTAGTTTAGCCGTAACAAGAGCAACGACTGCAACGAGAGTTAATAGTGACGGACTTATTGAAGTAGTACCGAGAAATTTAGTTCAATATTCTGAGCAGTTTGATAATGCTGCGTGGAGCAAACCAAATACAACTGTTACTGCAAACGCAACTACTGCTCCAAACGGAACATTAACAGCCGACAGGATACAAATTAATTCAGCTACAAACGCACGAATATTACAATCTAATACAGGAAAAAGTTTAACAGTTGGACAACCATATACTTTTAGTTGTTGGATAAAATCAGTAAGTGGAACAGGTAAAGTTGGAATAAGAAGTGGTCAAAATGGATTTTCTGCAATTTGGAGTTTTACTAATGAATGGGTAAGATATACTTTTACATCAAATGCTGCTGCAGTTAATGAGGAGCCTCAATTATGTAATAGCACATTAGTAACAGGAGCAGACGCTGCACCTGATTTTTATGCTTGGGGATTTCAAATTGATAATGGTTCAACTGCTACTGAATACTTTCCTACAACTGATAGATTAGACGTACCGAGATTAGATTATACAAATTCAAGTTGTCCGAGTATTTTAGTTGAGCCTCAGAGAACGAATTTAGTTACTTATAGCGAACAATTTGATAATTCAGCGTGGACTTCAGCAAGCTCAAATGCTACAGTAACTGCAAATAATGTTATTAGTCCCGATGGTACACAAAATGCTGATAAAGTTGTATTTGGTTTAAATGGTTATTTATATCAATTAAAATCAATAACATCTGCAGTAAGTGCAACTTTTTCTATTTATAGTAAAACAGCAACTCAAAAAATTATATTTGGTGGAGCAAGTTTAAGTGGAACTGATGTTTATTCTTCAATAAATGTTGGAAATGGTTGGTTTAGGCAAATATTAACAAGAACTTTTACTTCAGGTGGAACAGGTAATGTTCAGATTTTACCATTTGGTAGTAATGAAACTCTTTACTTTTGGGGTGCTCAATTTGAGGTAGGAAGTTACGCCACAAGTTACATTCCAACAATAGCAAGTTCTGTGACTCGTAATGCAGACGTTATTTCTAAAACAGGAATAAGTAGTTTAATTGGTCAAACAGAGGGTGTTATGTTTATTGATTTTGTTTGTAGAAACAATAAGACATTTCAAATATTAAGTCAATTAAGAAACGTATCGGGTACTGCTCAAATTGATTTAAGATGTGACGATACCGCTTTATATGCTTTGGGTAATAATAACGGAATTAATGTGTTTTATTTATCCGTTGGTGGTGTATCAATTGGAAGTAGATATAAAATAGCCATTGCTTATAAAAACAATGATGTAGTTGTTTATAAAAATGGTGTTCAAGTAGCTACTGACACAAGTTGTTCTTTTATAGACCAAAGTATGAGTTATTTTAGTTATGCTGAAAATCTTAATACTTATATAGAAGCAATGAGTGTAAATACTTCTTTATTATTCAAAACACGTTTAAGCAATTCAGAATTAGCACAATTAACAACTATATAATGAACATAGCAAAATTAAAATACACAGATAAAGAAACTGCTATAGCTGACTTATTAGCTAAGAAAGTTTATATTGAAGTAGAAAACCTTGAAAAAGAAATTACCTTACAATACGGACAAGGAATACAAGCAGTAGTTGAAATTGGTTTAATAATGATTACGCCACCTGTAATGGATGGAATGGAAGTTATCGAAGAGCCAATATATGCAGATGGTTACCACTACGATGTTATGAGTATTGACAAAATAGACTTTGGAAGTGCTGAAATATTCCCAAAGAATTGTTGTCATTCGTTTGCGGGTTACGAACAAGACGCAGACGGACCAATTGAATTATTAAGATTTGAAAACGTAAATAATGAAATCATATCTTAATTATATTTTAAGTGGTTTAATATTATTTTTTGCACCGATACAAGGGCTACTAATTGCGGTAGCCTTTGGTATCATTCTTGACACGTTTACAGGTGTATTTAAAAGCATTAAACTAAATGGTTTGTGTTCTATACGTTCACGTAGATTATCGCACATTATAAGCAAGATGCTATTATACCAAACAACTATTTTACTATTGTATGTAATTGATAAATTCTTACTAAACGAGTTTGTTAAGTTACATTTTACTATTGATTTTATGTTTACAAAATTAGTTGCTATTTTATTAATTTTTATTGAACTTGTAAGCATTAAAGAAAACGTAGAAGAAGCATTAAAAATAGATATTTGGAAAATGCTAAAAGCGTTATTAAACAGAGCAAAAGAAGTTA